TAATTTAATAATATTGTCATAGCATCTTCTGATAAATTAATATTATCATCAGACTTGATACTAATTATATTTGAAGATAGCGGTAGTGGGGTACTTTTATTCATGTTATAATAATCATACCATCCTGGTCCATCCCAATAACCTTCCTCTTGAGCGGTACTTGCATCACTACTTCCCTCATAAATATAGGTATAAGCAACTATTGGATAAGTTGATTCATCCTCTTCTTGATAGGTATCAATCTCATAAACAAGTTCTGCACGGTTATTAGCATTACCTTTTATAACTATATAGGCGCTAGTTGCATTTGGATATTCCTCTCCAATATTATCTAATGAAAGATTAATTGTTTCATTAGATAACGTTATTCCAGTTGGATTTACATTTTCTTTAGCAGTAAATCTATATGTATGTCCTATTTGTATATCTATTTGAGGCTCAGGTTCTATTCTAGTTAAAGTAATATAAACTCGGTCTTCCTCGGATAATACTCTTTTTCTAATGTGCATATCTTCTTCAGGAAAATTATAAGATATACCATTTATAGTTATAGGAGAGATATAATGTAATACATAACCTGTATCAGTTGGTATATTTCTAAATAATATATTGCCCATACCAATACTATCAGTATCCATTGGATATTCATCACCGTATTCATCGCCATAATCTGCATAAAGTTTAATCTTATCAGGTAATGAATCTGAAACATCTGATGGACTTAATTCTTCTCCAGATTCATTTCCTAAACGTACCCTAATAGTACCATAATCATATTTAGTTTCTTCATTTCTAGTTAATCTAATAGTACATAAATTACTATATTCAGTTACTCTATAATCAATATAATCATCCATACTATAATATTGAAGTCCTTCTATAGTTATACGAATAGTAGTATTTGCAGGTATATCATAAAATATTTCATAATTATATGCACTTGTTGGATAATATTGTTCATCGGTATTTATATTTACTACTTTTAAATAGTTACTTAAGTCTTCAAGAGATTCTAAGCCTTCAGTAGTAAGTATATCAGATACATATATTGGTTCACTGTCTCTATCTTTCAAGTCTAGTATAAAGTTAACTGGTCCTACTGGTTCTAAGTTAAAAGATAGAGATTCTTCAGCCATCTCAACACCTGCAAAAAATGTATTATCAAAATCTTTATAACCTTCTACATTAGTTAATCTAAAAGTATAATATACACTTGTTGGTATACTATTATAAGTAATAACATTATTATCTACTATATCTGGTGTATAATATTCTCCACCTTCGTGACTTAATTGAATATTATGTATATTTTGGTCTATAGTTATAGGCATATTATTTTCATCAAAAATAGATATATTTAATTTAAAATTATCATAATGTTGCTCTTCTGGTGATAAATATACTGTTATATCCTGAGAACTATATTCAGGTGATACAGGTATTTCTTGCCATCCGTCTGAATAGCCTGGTATATTAAAAGCATATAGACTATATATTTTATATATTTTATTAGTTGGTATATTATCAAAAATGATTATACCTTCGGTAAGGTCTGAATCTGTACCAGTACCAAAATAACTATTCTGAGTTTGGTTATCAAATAAATAAAGAGTATTTGATAAATCTAGTCCTGATAAATCTATAGGTTCATCATTAGGTCTACTACGTAGATGTACATATACAACAGAAGTATCATATATTTGTCTACCAGATAAATATATTGATTGACGTTCTTGGTCATTATTTCCATATATTGGAATTGAGCTTTGTGAATCTGGATAACCTGGTATATCATTTACAAATAAATTATATTCATAGATATTATTTGCAGGAATACCTTGAAAATAAAGTATATTATTATCTATGATTTGATTAGGATTATATATAGTACCCATATCATTTGGATTTTGTAAATAAAAATGAGAAACTGGTATATTTGATACATCTATTGATTCAGTTGTATCGGCATCATATAAACTTATATATACGTCTGGATTTGGATATATAATTTCGGCAGTTAACGTAACCGTTGTTGTATATATAGTCTCTCCTTCAAATTCGATTCCCATTGTATATGTCTGATAATTTGGATATGATACTTTTATAGTATATGGATGAGTATAATCTGGTACTTGGAATGTATAATATCCTTCAGAATCTATCACTCTTACTACTTCTATATCAGTACCAGTAGTTACATCTGTACATGTAACCGCTACTTCATTTGCTTCTGTTATATCATTATCAGGTCCTGCATATATTTTTAATCTTACAGTTCCTTTATTATCTACTGGTTGTTCCTCTACTGTTATTGTAAAGTCTCCTAAATATGGTTTGTATCCTTCTGCTAATATACAGTAACTAAATGTTCCTGTTCTTTCTGGATATAAACTAATTGTACTTGAGTCAAGTAATGCTTGTTTACCAGTCCATCTTATATATACATCTATATCATTATCTGGTACATCAGTTATAAATTGTATAACTGCTACATTTCCTTTTTGTATTGTGAAATCATCTAATGTTCCTAATAGATTCATTTCTTTTAGTTCTTCTTTTTCTTTGCTTTCTGTTAAATTAACGAAGCATCCACCAAATTCTCCATCATCACTATATAATTCTTGTAGAGCGATAGTTTTATTTGATGAATTATCTACTATGCTTTTTAATAAGATTTTTTCATTATTATCTAATCTGTTGATTAGTATTTTATCTTCTTTCTTTATTTCAGCATACATATTTTACATTCTCCTTTCATTTAGGTTATTTTATTTAAGTTTTAAGACATTTTTATATTTTAGGTATATAATTTATTATCTTAATTATAAAAATGTCTCTATAGTCAACGTGGTTTATTTCTGGATAGTATAAAATTCTATTCCTGATACATTTCCTTCAATATCGTATAATTCTTTAAATTTTAAGGCTCCAGTTCTTAAATTATCTATCCAATTGTTTAAATCTTCTTTTTCTGATTCATGAACTTGGGTATTAACTATAAGTTTATTATTTTTTATAAAAGCCAACATATTGTTTACCTCCTATAATGTGCATAGAGTTTCAAAAACTTTTCTTTCTTCTTTAAGTATTTTATCTATCTGGTCTCTATCTGCTTTTGTTTTATCAAAATATTCAAGTGCTATAAATCCTATTACCTGGTCTGATGAATCTCTTATTGCTATTGTGTAATATGCCTGTACTTCTCTATATAATAAAAATTCATATACAGAAGGGTCTATATTCATAAGTGATTCTACATTATCTATATAACATTCTGATTCTGAATCTAATGTATGAACTACATAACCGAAGTATTGACCTAAATTGGTCTTTAAAACCATTTATAAATGGTTTTACTCCTAATTGTATTTGTTCATTTGTCATACTCATTTTTAAAAATGATTGCTTATTTATTCCTCTACCACCATTATGATATTGAATAAGTGCTGCTCTTGAAGCTCCAGTTTCAGTAATTATACTTTGTAAATGTTTATCTATTTCTGCTGATATTTGACCGTAACTTATTATTCTCTTCATTTGATGGTACATGGAATAATACTCCGTTTACAATATTCTTAACTATATCTTGTTGTTGTTTTTGATACTCTTCATTTTGTTTCTTAAGTAATGTTAAAATCTCATCAAATCTATCTTCCATCTTATCTGCTTTTTTATTATTTCTATCTGAAGTATTTTCTTCTTTTTTAATATATTTTCTATAAGTAATTATAAATAACCATACAATGATAATTGCACTTAAACCAGTAAGACCAAGTTCTACATAAAATCTACTAATTTCTGCAACATTCATTTCTGATTAAACCTCCTCACCTAAAATATTATTAGCAAGAGATAAGGCTTCAGTATATTCTTGATTTGTTAATTTTCCAAGTTCTATTTCATTTACCCTCTGTACATAAGTTCTAAATGAATCATTTGCACCTACTGTTGAACCCTTAGCTGTAATTGCAGTCTTTAATAAGTTCTTTGTTTCTTGAATTGAATCTAACTCATTTTTTAACTTTGTAATTGTTTCTGGTGAAGTATCCATATACTTATTCCTCCTCTCCTGTTATTGCTTCTGCTTTCTCTAATGCTTCCTCTAATGCATTATCTTGAGTCTCTATTGTACCTGCTTGTTCAGATATTGTATTTTGTTGTTCTGTAATTCTTTCTTCTAATTCTTCTATCTTAGTTCCTAATAATAATTTTCTTACATCCTTTACTCTTGCTTCTGCTTCTTCAGCTGTTTTTAAATCTTCATCTATAGTTTCACCATTATTAAATTTCCATGTTACATTTGTATCATCTTCTGGATTTATATATACTGATTGAAGATTTGCTATATTTACTAAATTACCATCTAGTCTTTCTATAAAAAATCCTTGCATTCCATCTGCTAACATATTGTTTACCTCCTTATATTTAGTTCTATTATTATATATAAAATCTCTTCACTTTTCTATAAAGAAAAGACCCTGGTATAAGGGTCTTTATAAAATAATTCCATCTACTACCTTTATTGTATTTGAATATGAGAAATAATCATCTTTTTTACCTCTTACCTGTATATATTGATTTCCTGATACTTGTGGTAAATCAAAATTGGTACTATCTAAAAGTGTCCAGTCCTGATTATTTGTTTTATATTGTATATAGTCTGGTTCTATATTATAAGCTATATAGTAATGAATACAACTATCAGCCCTTTCACCAGTTAAATCTATAAATAATGGTTCTGGTTTTAATGAAGGTATTACTAAGTATGATTCTATCTCTGTATCAGTTAAATATTCTGATGGGTCATTTACTTCTAATTTCCCTTTTATAATAGTAGAAATTACATCTTCATTATGTGATTCATATTTATATTCTATCATTACTTGATTATAAGTCTTAAAATCTAAATCTACATATTTCTTTTCAACAACTTCATTATCAAATAATATACTTAAACATGTTTCTTTATGTAATAGTTGAATTATAGAATCTTGTTTATAATCATCTCTTAATAATCTTAGTCTTACAGATACTATTACTTTATCTTCTTGCTTATCTGTTTTTACTCTTAATTCTAACTTATAAGATTCTCCGTAATCTACCATTACATTTCATTATATTAGTCTTTATATCTTCCATAATAGTTACCTCCTATTATACTTCTTCTGCATCTTCAAACTCTGGTAATTTAGCAAGTTCCTCATAAAAAGTTCTATAAGAAGGATTTTCTGGAATAAATTCTAATATTATATCCTTTGTATCTACAACATAATCTTTATTTAATAAAGGTGCTACTGTTTCATTCATCTGGTTTATTTTTTCTAATAATGCTTTTTGTACCTCTATATTATTAGTTTCTACAGCATGATTATATTCAGCTATTAAATTATCTAATTGTTGCTTTTGTTTTACTTGTTCTTTTGCTTTATCTCTATATTCTTTTGATACATACCTTTCTAATGTTACTATTGATTCATTTGTATTTACATTCATAGATATATTTACTATTCTATGATATGAAGTTTCTAAGTCTGATTTCTCTATTATTGTTTTACCTAATGCCATAATATTATTCTCCTTTCTTATATACCTCTTCTCCAGGTACCATTTACATTAGTCCAGATAACACCACGTCTCCAAGTACCATTTACATTGGTCCATAATTTTCCTCTTCTCCAATCACTATTTACTTTGGTTCTCATTGTTTTCATATTTCCTTTTAAAGTGAGAGTTTTATCTACCCAACTATGATATGTACTATTTCCTTCTGTATCTACAACATAACGAATAGTAATTGAATTATTATTACCTAACTTTTTATAGAAGGCATCCCATTCAGAATCTGTAATTGTAATGGTCATATTATCTGAAGTATCTGTTCTTTTTACTATTGTAGTTGTTGGATTTAATGTTTCTATTCTTACTATATTATGCTTACCACTTGGGTTTGTTTTCTTTATAGTTGGGTTATCTCCAAAATTAATATTTGGTGTTGATGTATAGGATGCTATAGCTTTTGTAGTTCCACTTATATTACCAGAATCAGTTGTTGTTTGACTACTTGTTGCTCTTAATCTTACCTTTACATTATAAGAAGTACCGAGGTGTAAGTCCTGATATTGTAAATGTACCACTCTTCTGGTCGGAAGCTACTGTATCCCCTGCATTTGTCCAACTACCATTATTTAAACTATACCATGTCCAGTCTCTTGGTAAATCGCAAGCCCACTTACAAGTAATTGATTCTAGGCCTGTACTTTGAACTTGCCAAGTTGTTATTGTTACAGACCTACTTATATTTGTAAGTGTTATACTACCACTACCAGAAGCAGAACCAGGTAAATAGTTTGCAGATAATACATCCCAAACACTAAAGCTAAAGTTTGCTGTTTTCTTACCATCGCTATCATGTGTTATATTTTGAGTACCACTTGCAACTGTAACTGTAGATGAACCATTATAGCTCATAATATTTCCGGTATGTTCTGTTCCATTAATTGTTACCTTATAAGATACTGGTACTTGACTTGAGTATGACCAGTTCCAACCAGTCTGAATTGGAGATAATACTAATGACCAGCTTACTGTACTATAGTTATCAGCTGAGCCAGATACATAAGTCTCATTTACATTTAAGGTAAATTTATGGTGCCCTCTTGAACCATTACCACTACAACTTGCCATATATTATCTCCTTTCTATGTAAAATATTGTATATATACATCTCCTGCAGAACCACCGGAAGGTGTTGTTGTTCCTACTGTTAAATTTCTATTATTCCATTTACCTGAAAAGTTTGTTGCAGTTGCCGTTCCCTTAATTACTACATTTCCAGATTTACCACTTACTGTTAATAAATCTACCCAAGAAGTAGGGTCTGTTCCTGCTCCACCAACGGTACCTTGTATTCTAAATTTATTATCATCATCGGCTCCTGAAAAATTAGGTAAAAGTCTAAATTTATCACCATAACCATATTCTTTCCAAGTGATTCCAGAATTATTACCATCACCAAAATAAATATTACCTGGTAATTCTAACTGACCAGATGTTCTAAATTTTATTGTTTTTCTATTTGCTATAGTATTTGCATTTGAATAAATATAAACTTCATTATCAGCACCTAAATATGTATTTTCGGATGTAGTAGTACAACCATCCAAATCTTCACCATATGCATCAGTTGCAAATTCACCGTCCTCCTAATATAAGATTACCACCAGGTCTAATTAGCATATTATGACCATAAGTTACTCCAGCATCTTTTATTATAATAGCACTTGTATATGGACTATTTAATGTAGTAAAACTTAATCTTGACTCATCTGTACCTATAATTTGTATACCCGTTTGTAAATTATTCTTTATAGTTCCAATTACACTTGTTACTTGTGTATAATCACTTGGTATTTCTGCTTGACTTCCTTCAGACCATGTATTATATAAAGTCCAATAATTTGTATTTCTGCTAATTCTATCTGATTCTGATATTACATCAAAATGATAACCAGTATAGGTAGCTGCACACTTACACCATAATTCTATAGATAATGAAGTATCACTTGGATTTTTATGAGCTAATACAAAATCTGCCGGATTTATTCCAGCTCCTAATAATTCCCATACTATATAACCAGATGCCCAAGTACCTGCCGATGTTGCCCTCACATTTACTCTTAAAATACCTAATGTACAATTAGTAGAATCTGCATAAGTTCTATATACATGAAAAACTATATTTCTATCTACATAAGCTGCACCAGATAAAGATAAACTTGCAAATTTATACCATGGATTTGTTGTACTATTATTAGATTGCCCTACACTTGCTCCTCTTCTCACTAAAGACATGGTTACATTTTGTGAACCATCTATTGAAACACTTCCAGAACTATCACCGTTAATAGTTAATGTTCTTGCATTTGTCCATTTAGCAGCTGATTCTACACTTATACCACTCATATTACCTTCATTATCTATGTATATTTGTCCTGTTGAATCATCTTTTCCATTTGGTCTAAATATAATATTTCCACCATTACCTGCTAAAATTGTATTTGTTCCATTATTTGTTAATATATCGTCAAGTTTTGTATTTCCATTTATTGATACATTTTGTGCTGGTACATTCTTTAAACCAAACTCTTGCCAAGGTGACCAATTTGTACCATCAAAAGTTCTTACATAAGTTTCATAATCATCGATTCCAGTGGTTCCGAAACTTATACCATATATGTTTTACTATATTTTGTCCAGCTGATAATACTTGAAGCCAACCATCTGTATTATCAGCCGGTATATTATATGGAGTAACTATATTTGAAAAATAATACTTATTTGTATTTATATAATCGTTTAAATCTGTTCCAGGTTCATCTACTATAATTACTGAATCTTCTTCTAAAGTACCGGTAACTCCGAAGTATAGTTACTCCTTTTCTTATATTACTTGGAAGTATTTTTGTATTCTTTTCATTTTCTATTGCATTAATATTATCCATTAATTCCATTGGCTATTTTATACCTCCTTATTATTTTTAATCAATTATCTCTACTGTTAAGTAAGTATTTGCATATGTTCTTATTAATGATTGTGAATCATCTTGTTTATATATTGTTATTATATCTCCTTCTTGTACATCTAGTAATCTTGGAGTATGTGTAGTTGATGCAAAAAATCCTCTATTGTTTACTAATGCAATAGAAGCAACACTATTATTTCTTTTAATATATGTCCAAGTATATCCAGTTTCATTTTGTGCATTTGCAAAAACATTAGCACTTATTAAAACATTATGTACTCCAGAACCGATTCTTATTCCATTATTAGATAGAGTTAATCTATTTGTAGTTGTATTTTCTATTAAATCTAATGGTATAGTTCCAGTAGTCATTGTTACTTCTTGACTTAATACTGCTGTTGCAATTTCTCTTTTTGTAATTACTTCAGGAGATGTATCATCATAATAAGCTATTACCTTTAATATATATAAATAGTCTACAGCATCTGTACCAACACTATTAGAATAAACAGCTGATTGTGCTGCACAATCTACTGATATACTAGTATTATTAATATAGATTGTTTTAGTTTTTGTCCATACAGTAGATTCATTTGTATCTGTTGTTGATAGACTTAATACAGCTACTTTATTATTAGGACTTTCTATTTTTGTAAATCCTCTCATTCCAGACATATCTTTATAATATATTTCAATAAATTTGGCATTTGCTACACTCTCATCTAAAGTTATAGTTGAATTACTTCCGTCTTCTGATTCATAGATTACTTTACCTTTTATATTATCTTGTATTACAGAACTTGTATAACCATATTTTATAATATAACATACTATTAAAGATGGTTGCATATTATTGTGTGCTTGTCCACTACCTGTTGCACTTGTTTTTTCAGATTGACTTGAACCTATTGATAATGAACTTACATTATAACCATATGGGCCTGAATCAACACCAACAAGACCAATTCCATGGTCATGAGTTGGCATTTCTGCTTGTGTTAATGTATGTGTTTTCTCTCCAAGAGATGTACCTACTGCACTAAAATCAATATCATTACTATTTTGTCCTACTGGTACCTTTCCCCTTAAATCTGGTAAATTAAATGTTGTAGTTCCGGTTTCCAGTACCAAATGTAGTTCCTATTACTTTATATAAATCTTCGTATGTAGTTCTACTTATTTCTGAACCATCACATACTAAGTATCCAGCAGGAGGTGTTAAACTTCCATATGGAAATATTGCTCCTACTGGTACTGTACCAGATGTTCCATCTAATTCACCGGTTACTCCAAATATAGTTACTCCAGATTTGATATTCTCTGGTATTATTTTATTTGTTTTTTCTAATTGTATTGCATCTATATTATCTGTTAATTCCATTAGCTATTTGCACCTCCTGTACCTAAAATATTTCTTGTTTTTGTTACTGCACTTGAATAATCTGTAGGTGTTAATGTTCCATCTGCTTCATAATCTGGTACATATGTTCCTGTTACTCCACATACTGTTACTCCTCTTACTATTTTATCTGCAGTAAGTCCAATCATATTTGCAAGAGTTGCTTTTGATATTGCTACTTGTACTGTACCATTATTCTCTAATGCAAAAGTTCCCCAATCATTTGTTCCTGATAATACTAAATTAGATGTATCTTCTGATACTTTTGTATCTATTGTTAAATTAGGAGATGTACTATATTTTCTCATAGTACCAGTTATTTTATTTCCATTTACATATGCAGTCTTGCCTGATAATAAATCATCTACTGTAGCATCTGCATCAGAAGTATCTAATATTTCTAATGTTCCTGCTACTCCAAATATACTAGTACCTTTTTTAATATTAGCAGCCTGTATATTAGCAGCTGTAGCTACTCGAGAGTTACTAATTGAAAAAATTGTACCTCCAGGAAGTATTACTTTACCTGAACTATTCCAGGTAATATCTAAATATCCACCTGTATAATTTATTAAAAGTGGATTAGAATATTTTGTTCCAGATGTTAATGACGCTAATGTTCCAGTTACTTTCTGGTCATTTATGTATGCTGTTTTACCACTTGCTATATCTGCTGCTGTTGCTGTAGCGTCTGATGTATCAATACCAGGGTCACAGGTTCCTTGTATACCAAGTATAGTTACACCAGTTTTAATATCACTTGCTTGTAAGTTTATAGCTGTTGCTATACCTGATTCTGCTATATAAATCTTTGAACCTTGATTTAATATTTGTTTTGTTCCATTAGTTATATAAATATTACTTCCACTTTTTGTTACTTCAGTTCCTCTTACAGTACCATTAGCTGCAATTACAGGCATAGCTCCAGTTAATTTTAATCCATTTACATATGCAGTTTTATTTAGTTCTATATCATCTGCTGTAGCAGTAGCATCAGAAGTATCCAAACCTTTATAAGTTCCTGTTACTCCTAATACCACATTATTCTCAGCTATTTGGTTTGCTTGTAATTCTATTGCTTCTGCTATTTGTGCTTCTGTAGGATATACTGAAATAGCTTGTTCATCTTTTCTTACTATTCTATCCTTTTGAGTAGCATATCCCATTATTTCAAATGATGGAGTACTTTTATGCATAGTAGATTCTACTGATAAACCAGTATCTAATGTTACATCACCTTCTATTAAAGTACCTTCTATTTTACTTCCATTTACATAAGCAGTCATTCCACTTGCTATATCACTTTCAGTAGCATCAGCATCACTAGTTCCAGTACCTGCAATATTTAATATTGTATTACCACTAAGTATCTTATTTCCAGTTAAATTAATTAATGAAGCTATTTTATTTGTAATTCTATAATCACTTGTACTATTAATTAGTTCAAATAGTTCATCCCAACTTGTTCCAAGAGTGAAATAATTATCTGGAATAATATATGTCCTACTTGAAATAACTTCGCTTTCTTTTGTTTTACGTAAGCGAAGTCCATCTATAAGTGCACTAGACCCTATCAAAATATTTTCTGATGGAACCATATAATTTGTATTTATTGGAATTGCAGTACCAGTTATTTTTTGACCTCTAGCATAAGCTGTTTTACCAGACTCTATTTCAGCTGCAACAACTGTAGCATCTGATGTATCAATACCTGTTGATATACTATCAATCTCAGCTGCCATCTCTCGAGGCTTATATTTATCTGTTTCACCATTTTTTCCTCTTATAGAATTTGCTATATTTTGTAAACTACTATCTTGTACTAAAACATCTGCCATTAATAGTTCACCTCATTTCCATTTATAATATTAATAGAAAATTGTGTTACTTCTACTTTTGTAATTGTCCAATCTGTGATTGTATAAACTTGATATACCAATTTATTACCATACATAAATGATATTTGTATATTAAATATATCTTCTTCTGCTATATCAGTTGTAAGTGATGTTGACATTATTTTTATTCTATCTACTACTTTTGTATCTTCTTGTTGGTCTTCTGTTGTTTTAACTAAAGTTATATTTTTTCCTTCCATAATTGCTGTTACAAAATCTGCTACTTTTGTTTCATCATTATCAAAATAATCTAATATATCATCTGGGTCTGTAATTGTAGTATTAATATCCATTATAGTATTTTCTAATTCAACATCGTTTGTTTCTTGACTATCTCCAGAAGAACCCATAGTAACTAATATAAAATCTATTCCATTATAAAATATTTCATATAACTGTCCTGGTGTTGTCCATACTGTATATGGGTCTATTGCTGTACTTCCTTTATATACCTTTAATCGTTTATTTCCTAATTCATTTATATTAATATTAGTTGCTAGATTAGTTCCATTTGTTATTGCTCTTATAGGTATTATTACATTTTCTAAATCAGTATAACTTGTTACACCATATATTGTTAATTTTCTTAATACTCCTGTTGTTCCAACATCCTCAGTAATAATCTTATTATCAAATTGCCTTTTTGTTCCTTTAAAAACAACCATTTACTATATCACACCTCCTATTTAATTATTTTTGCGAGTTTTAGTTCTCCTACTTTTGTTAACTCTTTTTGTATATTTGCTACACTTAAATTTTCTACATATGGTATAGTAATTTCTAATGTTCCAGCAATTAATTCATTATCTGGTCCTATTTCATTAATTCTATCTGCTTTACTATTTATTTCATTTTGTAATTCTGCTAGTTTTTCTTTTTCTTTATTTGTAAGTTCTTCTCTTGATTCTAATTTATTAAATTTAGTAAGTAAAGTTTCTTGTTCATCTAAAAGCTGATGTCTTTCTTTATATAAATCATAGACTGTCTCATTTCTGAAACAATCAAGTACTACTTTTATTCCTGTACTTATATCAGCTTGTATAATACCTACTTTAAAGATATTATATTCAACACCATTATCTAAGATAATTTTCTTACTTAATGCCATATTATTCTACCCTCCTACTCATATAAAGTTGTATATACATCAATTACTCTTGTTGCTCCACCTGAATCTTTTATTCTTGCATATCTTGCTTTCTTAGTTGCTCCGCTTGAATCTTTATAATATACTTTTGTTATTTCATGTACTGTTCCATTTGAATCTTTATATTGTATCTTGCCATCTTTTCTAAGTTTAATAGCTCCTAAATACTGTCTACCAAGCCATACTCCTTCAGTAGTTTCTGTATTTACCCAACAATATAAAGTATCTCCGATTCTTGCTCCATATGCTCTTGCTATATCCCATAGACTTACTTTTGTATTCTGTTTATAATTTTGAGTTATAGCTATACTTGAAGCTCCGCTTGAATCATTTGTTTTTGATATATCTATATTTGAACCATTAAATCCTACAGTTCCTTCTGACTGACCCCACCAGTCCCACCAAACTTGCGTATCTGGTTTATCTGATATTTGACCTCTATGAATACCACTTGCATTATTTGTACTAAATATTGCTCCATCAGTTTGTGGTGTTGGGTCTATTCTTGATACATAATTTGGAGCTTTAGCATTTATTAATGTTGTACTATAATTACCAGATGGACACCAATCAAATGCTGCTATATAACAACCAGCATCTACCTTAATACCAATTGGAACTGTTGCATCATTATCGGTCCATTCTAGTCTTACATCATAACCATTTGGTGTTTGTTGTATTGGACTTCTCCATTGAGCCTCACTTGTATATCTACTTCCAGCATCTTTATGAGCTATTAATTTTTCCTGACCATTTACCACTGCATAAAGATTTATGTATAGTCCATAAAAATGACAGTAGTTAGAAGGAGCTCCACCACCATAATTACCAGTAAATGGGTCTGTATAACTATTATCTGCTATTTGATATAAAAATCCATTAACATGAATATTTATATATTTATCTCTTTCATTTGACCTTGTTATATTATAAGATATTTGAGCAAACATTCTCGGTGTATCATTAGAAGGAGCGCAATATATGTTTGCAGTACCATATTCTGGACCATGCCATTGTATTGAATAATCTCCTGAGGTTCCTCCACTAATTGCCATATATCATTCTCCTTTCTTTTACCAATTAAATGTTACAGTTCTATTAGCTTGACTTGATATATTAGCATTTGCTACAATATTATATATTGAGCTATCGCTGCTATATACACATCTACCTTTTCCAGATATTTCTATATAATTTCCACCAAATAATGTATGGTCATCATAGAAATTTAAGTAATTTTTTGTTGTATTACCATCTCTACTTGCAAGCCATGAATAAGGTGTAGCATTACTATTACCACCTGAAACCATAGACCTTGAAAGACCATATCCTGAATATGTAGAACCTGCTACATATACACCATTAGCATATACATTTCTCCAATATTTATCTGAACTTCCTAAATCATAAATTTTTGTTGTTTGTGGTATTATTTTATTTGCTGTAAGTGTACCATATTTACGGTCATCACCATCTCTATTTACTTTATTTTGATTTAATAAGTATCCTTGATATGCACTTAATGGCTGTTTTGCATTAAATGAATCATGTGTTAAATCATCTATTACAGTTGGTTTATCTCTTAGATTATCATAATCTAAATAATAATCACCATTTTTATATTGTATTTGACCATTTATTGTACATTTTAATGAATCTGCTTTTGCTGCTGCTAAATCACCATTTAATAATTTATCTGCAATCTCACGAGCTTTATCAGCTTGTGCTCTTGCTATATAATCAGTATAAGCTGTCATTTCTTGGTCTACTTCAATCCATCTTCTATCTATAATTATACTTTCAATATCTGTTGATATTGATGTAGTTCCAGATTTAATTATTAATATTGCAAGTGGTATATAAATTGTTTTACCAAATGGTGCTGGATATTCTACTAAATCGGTTCCTTCTACTGCTAATGGAAATGTATCATATACTTTATCTCCATATTGTACTATTAATGTATTTTCATATACATCCCATAATATTCTTTGTATTGTAAATTTACCGGCTGCAACATTTTTTATAACTCCTAAATCGAAAGATATTCCATCTAGGTCATCTTGTATTTCTTTTAAAATACTATCTAATGGATTATCTGTTACAGTACTATCTATTGGTAATATATAGGCTGGTACTGTTCTTATTGCTTGTACTTGTGCTTCAGTTATTACAGTTTTATTCTTTAAGTTTTGACTTAAATATGTATCTACTTGAGTCTTATTAGTATTTAAGTCTGTTCTATCTACACTTGATAATACTGGGTCTCCAAGTAATGTATATAATCTATTTACTTCACTATATATTAAATCTATAAAATCAGTATAACCCATTACTATTTGTTGTAAATCTTCTAACTCTCCGCCTGCTATTATTGCAGTATGAAGTTCATCTGCTACGTTATTAGATTTTTGTTCTATTAAATAGTATAAATTTTGAATAGAAGCTATATATTTTTCTGCATCTATTTTAAGTTTTTTATTCATATTATAAGTCATATATTTATTTGTAATAATAGTATCTCTTGTAGCTTGTGTGTAATCTATTTCATTTGCTGTATTATTATATCTTATATTTAATTTTTCACTTGCTATATTGTATATACTTCTTATATCTGGTGAGATTCTATCTGTAAAATCTATACCAGACCTTTTAACAGTTCCAGAAGTCATAGATAAGTTAAGACCACCTGGTGTCTTTATATAGCAACCATCAACTGTATAAAATTCATCAGCTGCATTATACATTGGTGTTCCAGCTCTTTGTGCCATTATATACATTTGTCTCCAAGTAGAATTATTATTTATTATAAATCTTGCAATCAAAACTTCATCTGCTTTACCAAACATATAGTCTGATATTCTATATGTTAAGTCTTGTTTAAAATATAGAAAATGTAATTTACCATCAGCATAATTTAAAAAATCAACTGGAAAATTATTTACAGGTACTACTACATTATTATCTCTAAAATATAAATTAAAGTTATCAAATATAGTATCTGAATTTACAGTTCCTGATAATCCTACATCTTCTAAAGGTCTTATTAATTTTCCTTCTACAGTTTCATTTCCATTAAATAGCACACCATTACAAAGTATAGTTCCAACCATACTATCTATAAACTCAGAACTATCTCTATTTTTATTCCATAAGTCTACCATTTCTTGAAATGTATTTGTACTATGTAGTGTCTGCCAATCTCTCATATTATAGTTTACTCCTTTCTACTAAAAATCAATTAAAATATATACTTGTTCCATCTGGTCTTCTGAACGTGTAAGTGGGCTACGATTATCTATTAATTCAAGTGTTCCTCTATCTTCTAATGGTTTATTAAACCATTGTTCTCTCGTTATTCCATATTTAATTTCATCTGCTGTTGCATTTACATCAATATATAATCCTAATTGCCTAAATGTTACACCAACTGGAATTGCATCAACTGTATCACGGTCAAATGTTACTTGTACCATTACTGAAGTATATCCTTCTGCTAATGCTATATTTACATCTTGTGTTACAGAATAGTATAATCCTTTATAATATACTCCTGTTCTTTTTTGTAATGTTGTTGGATTTGGTATTACTTTCGCAAATTTATAACTATCAACTCTTTGTAAACCAATTAATTCTGTTACTTCTTCTTGTCTCTCATCTGGAATTGGTGGGTTTGCTTCATCTTCCCAAGCTGTTGTTTTACCGATTCCAATAAATCTATATGATAAATCTGTACTCATCCAATCAAGCATTCTACGTTGTCTACTTTTTAAAGTTACTACTCCTGGCATATTAAATTCTCCTTTCTTCTATAAATTATTTATAAAATATAATGTATTAGCATCTTTAGTTTCTAATGCTTCATAAGCTGTACTATCTATATTTACTATTTTTAAATTATTAAATCCAGTTTCTAAAGTTGTAACCCTTGTATCAAGAGTTCCTACTTCTTCATCTATATATTCTTTTTGTGCTGTAGATAATGGTTTATCAATATCTGATGTATTATCTACATTTTCAAGTCCTAGTTGTTGTTTTGTTACATTATGTGGATTATTTTGATTTTCTATATGTAAATTTACATCATGTTCTAATTCTTCAAAAGCATCATTCATATTATCAAATAATAGTAGAAGGTCTGCTTGATTTGCAATATCACCTATAATATCTCCCCATTCTACAAGTCCTGCAGTGGATACTGGTTTCCAAGTTGTACCATCTGTTGTAAATTCAAGAGATAGGCCATCTGTTGTTCTTATCTCTATTACTTGGTCTGATGATATTTTTCTTGCAAGTGATGTCTCTGCATTATCAAGTCTTATTAAAATACCTCCAGCACCATTTACTTGTGAATCAATAGCAGCTAAACTATTTGCAAGTATATTTACATCACTTCTTAATGTTGATATATTTTGACTATTTTGTGTTACTACATTCTGTAAAATTATAAAATCAGAATTATTTACTTTTTCACCTAATGCTTGTTGTAAATCCAGTTGTCTTGTTATATCTCCTTGTATCTTTCCCCATTCACCTTGTAATGAATACCAGGTTCTCTCTTCTACTGATTCATCATCTAATGTATAAAATGTTTTACCATCTTCTACTTTTATTTCTTTTATTTGGTTAGATACAATTCTTACATTTAATGCACTATCTATTTGACTTATTTTTAAATCTGTTGATTCTAAATTTTTATTCATTCCATCTACAAATCTATCACCAGACATACCTATAAACAAATAAGTATAATGCATTCCATAGTCTCTATGTTCTGGTTCTTGTTCATTACCAGTTAAATTATTTATAATATCTCCTAATGTATCAGCCATTTTAGGATTTCCTCCTTTCTTAATACCCTCTTTATAATATATAATTTTAAGACTGAAAATCTATTATTTATATAAGATATGGTCACTTTGTATAATAGGGTCTTCCATAATAAATCCTCTATAATTAGTAAGTCCAGGTGTTGCAAAAATGAATCCTTTTTGCCAAGGTTTCTTATAGTAAGTTAATATTTGACAACTTGCAATTGGTGCTCCTCTTACTACTGCATGAGTCAACTGGTCTTTTAATACAGAATCTATTGGTGTTTCCATAAATCTTGAACCATATTTTTCTATTACAGGGTCATAGTTACTATTTATTATTCTTACCCATTCTGTTACTTTTACTTGCCAATCCGGATAAATATACATATGATATACTCCCATGAATATATAATAGTTAAATATTAGTCTTGTTCCAGCAAGTTTAGTATCAAAAATAGAATCTCTTAATATTGAACTTAACTCTGGAATCCTTATTCTTATATCTCCTGGAAACATGTTTGGTTCTACTGTATCTGCTCCTCCAGAACCATACTCAATTATTTCTACACCTCTTAAATCTGATGAAGAATAAAAACTAGTTACATCTTGTCCAAATACTCTTATTAAGTTTGCAAGTCCAAAATTAGTACCTCTCCATCTTCTAATTAAACAAAATAATTTTATTGATTCTCTTTGTTGGTCTGCAGTTAATCCTTTATTCCAATCATATCCTAATATAGATGCTAAATCTTTAAGCTGGTCGTCTGGACAACGGTCTACATTTATATCCCAAGGCATAGCTCCTGTTCTTGCATATAAGTCTCCAAATAATTCAGCTATTAATAATATAATTACTTCTAAGTCTCCTTGTATAAGTACATTAGATAAAGTTGTTTCCAGATAAGTATAAACTTTTTGTCTAAACTCTGGAAATAGTCTTTCATCCATATGTATAAATCCTTCTTGCATTTTTATATCTCTCAACTATATTACACCTCCATAAATTAAATTTATAGGCATTTTCATATATTAGATATATAATTTACTATCTTTAATATAAAAATGCCTTAAAAGTACCTTCTGGTCTTAACCAGAGTAATTATATAACTTTATTTTGGTAATCAAATACTTGTACATTAATTTTTTGTGTTACTTCTCCAGTATTACTATTTACTGTATATGGAACTACATCTATAAATCCTCTTGGTAAAACCTCAATTAAGTCATCATTCTTTGTAGGTAATCCTACTTCACAGTATCTTATATAATCAAAATTATTTAAAATATCTGCACCTATTTTAGAAGCAAATATTGGTTCACCTATTTTTACATTCTTTCTTGAATATGTATTTACAATAAAATCTAATACTTCTGCTTCTACTGACTTAAATCTAATATCATTTTTATCCATATATAATTCTACATTTATTACTGGTTGTACTATATCAAGTGGATGGTATGTTACATTAAGTGAGGTTAATCTTCTTTCATCAATATATTCTCTTAATGCTTGTCCTTTTTCAGTTAGTACTTGCTCCTGTTTATAATATACAACTAATTTATCAGTATCTGCTACTTGGTCTCTCCAGTTAGAATTTAATGTTAATATCCAACCATCATTTAATCTAGCTATAAAATAAGTTAATGTATCAGCTGTAAAACCAGCACCTCCACCAGAACCTGCATAATATGCAAGATATGATGTACTTTCAATACCTGTATCTACTCCTAAAATTATATCACTTGGAAGTGGATATACTGTAGCTGCACCTGGAAGTACTATACTATTTCCTTGTATACTTGCTTTTGCAAACATATCAGAACCTGCTGCTACCTTATTCATATCTTCATATGTAAAATCTCTTCTCTCTTTTATAATCGTATTTCTATACTTTGTTTGTTCCTCATCATATGGGTCATATTGCTCTACATCTGGAAGTACATATAAATATACTTTATAATAATCGTCTGGTTGTACAAGTCCTGATGATGGGTCATTATAATCTAATGCTGAAATATCTGCTATACCTAAAACTTCTTTTCCTACATCCTCAAAATCATTTATTGTTACTATTGTATTCATAGTTCTTGCTCTTTTAGGTACAGATATTCTCATCTCATCTACAGTCTCTGGATTATATCCACCTGTTGATGCTGTTTGTTTTGCAACTATCATATTATTTACATAATCTGAATTAAGTTGTTTTATTCTAGTTAATACATTTTTACCAATTCTTCCAGATTCTCCATTACTTAAAAGATAAGTTACTTGTATACTTGAGTTTCTAGTTACTACATCTGGCCACCATGATGGAAGTTGTATATATAAATATCTATCTTCTGATATATGTACTGAGAATCCTAATTCTCCAGATATAAACCTTACATCGTCTACTTGTCTATATCCTATACCATTTATAGAAACTCTTATTGTATTTGTTCCTATATTATAATGTGGAAGTACTATTCTTCCTAAAGTACTTATATCATCTATTGTGTAATTCTTAACTATTGGTGTACCCTCATATACATCAAAAACTGCTTCATTATTATAAAAATATGATTCATCTAAATTTACATATGTAATATCATTTAAACCATTTGTAAATATAGAATATGCTGGTACTTGTGTTCCATTTGGTATATCTTGACCTGGAATACTATTTAATGTTATTCTCGATTTTGCAGACATATAATGTCTTGGTTCATATCCGATTAAACTACATAAAGCTATAGCACTTGCTCTTTCAGTACAAGTAGATAAATATAATTCACTTGCTACTTTATCTATTTGAAAGTTATTCATATCTGCTAAATAGCTCATTAATTTTAAAAATACAGTTCCTATATCAGCATCTGAAAAATCTGTCCATTTACCATTAGATAATTGTTCTGCTTGTAACTTTAAATATTCTAATATAGAATAAGCATCTCTTCTATTATATGGTAACATTGTTAAATCAGATAAGTCTGGTTCTTGTATTACATTTCTATAATCATTTAATAATCTTTCTACTTCTAATCTCATTTCAGTGTTATTATTTAGTATTGCAAAATTAAGTAAAAAGTCTAATACTGATTTTGAACTACTTAAATCTTGTGGTGTTATATTTGCCATTATATATTCTCCTTTCTAAAATGATACATTTCCTCTTATAAACTCATATGTTGCTGTATTACCTACATTAGTATAAGCAAGCATATAGGCTATATTTATTTTAACTGTTACTTTTGTAAATGCTACATCTATTGTTCTAACTGTTACATTTGGATAATACTCTTGTATTGCATCAGCTACTGTTTGTCTTATTAATCCAGCAGTACCCATATTAGCAGGTTCAAATAATAAGGTATATAAATTACTACCGAATGATGGGTCTCCAATTAATGTTCCTTTTTGTGTTTCTAAAAGAACTTTTAAGTCATCATGAAACTTTACATCAGATGTTATTCTTTTAAATCCACCTAAATTATTTAATAATGAACTAGCTGAGGCACCGGATAAATTAAACATATTCATAACTTATATACCTCCTATCTATTCAAAACTCCATGTGATTGATATAGTCCAGATATTCCAGGGATTATTATTTCAAGTCCTGATTTAAAATCAAATATATCACTTAATCCATTTGCTGATAATATTACCCAAGCAAGATTTGGGTCTTGATAAGCATTATAAGCTACTATATCTGGTCTATAATTTTCAGCAGGAGTTACTATATGTTCTACATCATCTGCTGACCTTATTGGAATCATATCAGCAGGTCTTAAATTTCTTATTACTATATTTCCATCAGGTAATAATTCTTGCTCTTTTAAATCATATCTACTTCTCCAAGTTATTGGATTTGGAACTATTACTTTATCTACTTTATCATAAGAATACCAACTTCTTATTAATTCATTTGCTTCCATAATTACCTCCTACTATAATATATAATTTTACTACCTATATATACTCTATGTTTCCTTTTAGTTTTATAGTATCTCCAACTATTTCTATTGAAGCTGTTCCATTACTTATTCTTATATAATTATCTTGAGCTGCTTCATCTAATATTTTATTACCTCTTCGTTCTAATGTATTTCCAGAATGTCCCATTTCAATTACTTGTCCTGCTTGGTCTATTATCTTTATATTTTCTTCTCCATCCTGGTCATCTATTATTATTGTTGCTCCTTTAAAGGATTTATAAACTACTTGCTGAGCTGTATCCTCTTTTAAATCTTTTATACGGTCATCATCGAATATATTAATTGGAGCACCACCAAAAGTATTTAAGTTATCATTATATCTTTTATCTTCATTATGTAATGTAGGTATACCTCCAAAATATAAAGGTCTTTTTAAATCATTATATTCAAATGATACTACTACTCTTGTTCCTTTTGATGGTACTATAAATTGACCTAAATCATTTCCAGCTCCATTTAATATTGCTGGTTTTGCCCAAGGAAGTGAACTATCTGCTAAATAATTAGATTGTGTCGGTATATTACCATGTATTGCTGGTATTCTTACTTGAACTCTACCTAATCTATAGGAATCGTTAGTATTTGTAACGATTCCTATATAAAAAGCATTTGGTTCTATCTTCATTTTATATTTATCTATTTCTTTTTGAGTTTCATTTACTAAATTTGTTGTCTTTAAATTATTTACTATATTATCAAACATATGTTACCTCCTATTGACCAAATGCTGATTTCTTTACATAACCTGTAAGTGTGAGATTACCTATTGGTGATTTGAATCTAATCTTATAATAAGTATCATCTATTAATAAGTCTATTATTGTTGCAGTTTCACCAGCTTTTAATTCTATACCCTCTACTGGTTGTGCACCAGGACTTGGATAACTATATATAGGTGATGTATTTACTACTTTCATAGAAGTTGTAAAATAAACATCGTTATTACTTTTACCCATATATGTATTTGCTGCCATATTATCTCTAGTATATCCTAAATCACTTGCATGTATATATCCACGATGTCCATTATAATAACAGTAACACCAGTTATAATCTCTTGGACTTGGTGCCATTGGTACAACACCTGCCTTTTCTGGTATAGCTGTAACTACTTCTGATTCTTGTGCTGGTGTTTTATGCATAACAGTAGCTCGTACCACAATTCTTTTCTTTGAATTTTGTAGATGTTCTTCTACTGCTTGTTCTGCTGCTTTTGCTTGTGCTTCTCTTGAACCTTCTGCTGGTTGGTCTGCTTGTTTTGCTATAATATGTCCTTGTTCATCTAATTGTAAATCATTTGTAGATGTTCCTACAGATTCTGCTAATTGCTTATCTGAACGAGATAATTTTAGTAGTCTCATTGTTTGTATATATCCACCACTTGTAATTGAATCTTCTAAAGCTGTTATCATATATAATCCATCTGAATAATGTTTTATATTACCGGTTTTATAATTTGATTCATAGGCTCTAGGTGCATCTGTTATATTTGTATATACAGTAAGCCATACATAACCACCTGGTGTATATGTTTTAGAATATTCTCCCCAAATAGTAAGTTCTGCGGTCATAGCATACTGACTTAATGCTGAATAAGTATTAGACCAGTTTGCTGTAAGTTCTGATTCGGTAGATGATGATTTTACTTGTACCGCTGGTACTGCATCTGAATACCAATTTAATACACTTTTATTATTCTTTAAAACTGAATCTAGCTCGTTTACACCTAATACATTTTCACCACCAGCAGTTATCTGGTCACCATATAAATCAGATATTGCAGATGATGTAACATTTATACTACCCCTTTTACTTTCATTTCCATAAACCATAGCTACTGAACCTATATCAGCTACACTAAAACTTATAATTTCTGAATGAGCTATACCATATGATACATTTATAGAATTCATTAAAGCACTATTATAATCATTATATCCTAAAGCTTTGAAGTGATGTCCCTGTTTATCTACAAAATATTTGAATCCTGCTGTTTCATCTTGATACTTTGTACCAGAACCTGAATCTGTTATTGCAGCTCTACATAAAACTTGTGTTATATATTGTGCTGCTGTTTGGTCTGCTGCTTGTGTTGTTACTAAACCTTTTATCCATCTTGATTCATCAGCTTCAGCAATTATAAAATTACCAGTTCCACCTGTTCCCCAACCAGCTATTGTGCTAGATGGTGTTTCATTAGTAGAAGTAGTTTCAGTAGTTCCAAGCAAATCTGATTTTTTTACCCAATTATTATCTGGTTCACCTTGACCTTTATAATCACCAGGCATTACTCTATAATAGTTTCCAGATATTTGTGTTATCCTTACTTTCATACCTTTTGTATAGCAAGTTCTCCTTTGTGATGTCTCATTAGGTTCATCTCTACCCCAAACATCTTTCTGTAATATAATAACATCATTTACTTTTTTATCAGTAAAACCTGAATCTTTAAATGTAGTATACATTCCATTTGCATATTGTTTTCTTCTTGGAAGTGATGGTCTGTATACACCATTAACAATATCACTTGGTCTTTCAAATACTCTCATAAATATTTCAGCAGCTTCATTCATATTGTTACATCTTTTATAATCATTTAAAGTCATACTAGTTGGCCACCCATAATAATTACCAGCAACTCCACCTATATTATATTGTCTTGTCCATCCTGTATAAGTGTTAAACATTCCAGACATCTCACTCAGCATGAATTCTAATTGTACTCCTATATCAGTCCAACTTTTTCCTTTAGAATTTGCATAATCATATAATGATTTCCAACGACCTGATTTAGTTTTATAATTTTCCCATTGACAAAGACCTGCAGCAGGTCCTCCTCCACCTTGAAGTCTACTTGGTTCAAAACCACTTTCTGCTTGTATATTACCCATAACTCCAGCGGTTGCTTCTAAACTAAATCCTTTATTTCTTAAATAATTCCAGCAAGCGAGTTTTACATCTGATATTTCTCCTGCATCATAACTACCAACTGTTGTAGCTGTACTAGTATCAGTTCCTAACTTATCTCCATTATATTTATGTATTATTCTTTTAAATATTCTAGTTGGATTAAAATATACTTCTGGTGTATCTGTTTCATTATCCTTATTCTGGTCTTCTCCCCAAACCATAATTGCACAAACATCTTCATTATCCTTAAAATTTTTAGTTTGGTCATATCCTTTACCATCAACATGCCATTGACCATCATAATATGAAGGTTCAGAGCCACACCATTCTATACAAGCTTTTTCAAACCACCAACCAGAATAATCTTGATTATCTACTGCTGATACTATTCCTTTAATTGTTAACATCATACCTCTACCTACAAATGTAGTTGTATAATCTAAACAAGTTCCAGTAAATAGTATAGTATTATTAAATGATTTAGCAGCTGCATATTTTATAGTTATAGAAGGAAATGATTCACCTATTAATTGTGATTCTATTATATAAGCAGTTTCATCAAATACTTCTAAAGTAAATTCATTTGCAGCTTCTCCAAAAGTTCTTTTCATATTTAAACTTGATAAATGCTTTTTATCAATGGTAAATGATTTACCATTGATAATTACTTGTACCTGTACTGCTTTAGGTTCATAACTCATACTAATCCTCCTATCTTCCTTCCTCTATTGAAGTTGCTCCTACTATAATTTTTCTTGTCTGTAAAAATGTAAAATCTACATTACAGCTTAATATTTGTTGGTCTTTTACAAGTTCTCCCCATTGTACATTTACAGAAGTACATATACAACTTATTGACTTATCTCCAAGTATTAATGTTAAATCCGGCGGTTTTACAAGACCTCCCATTTGTGCATATTCTGGATATACTAATGCTTGTAATGCATATACATAATCAGCTAAACTATAAAAACCAGCTATTAAATAATCTTCTGTTAAATTTTGTAATGAAAAAGATATTTGTTTTGCTCCTGTTGAACTATATACTATTCTTGGTGCTGATGCTCCTACTATTTCTTGTTGTGCAAAACTAGAGGAAATACCTTCACTTATATTTTGAGGCATTACAGGAAGAGATATATGAGTACCAGTAACATTATTATGTATTGCAGCTATAAAATCTTTATCTTGTCTTACTACATAAGATACATCATTTTGATATTTTTTATAATTCTGTTTTCTATCTTCTAAAAAATTATAAGCCATATATTTCCTCCTCTCTAATAACTAGAAGCTGGTACTCTTGATTGACTAAATGCTTCTAATATATGTCTTTGGTCTGATTGTTCTTGTCTTATTCCATCTAAATAATTTATTAATCTATCTATTCCACCATTTATTGCTTTTGAAGTATTTTCTGGTGTTAATCCGCCAGTACCTTCAGTTGCATTTCTAAATGCTTTTGGTACAAATTTAGTTGTTTGTACTGGTATGTTTCCAAGTGTTGTTGATGATGTACTTCCAGATGATGTTGGTACTGAGTTACTAGATACACTAATATTTCCATTTGCTTGGAATAATCCAGCTGAAATATATCCATAAGGGTCTATATCATTTTGCCAACCTCTTGGTTTATCTACTTCAAAATGTAAATGAGGTCCAGTTGAATTTCCTGTATTACCAGATAATCCTATTGTTTGTCCTGCATTTACTCTATCACCAACTTTTACACCTATTTTACTTAAATGAGCATATCTATAAAAAACATCATTATCACCTTTAATATAAATTGAATTTCCATATGAACTTTGTCCAGCATATGTAAATGAATCTACAACTCCTGGATATGCTGCACCTACTGGTGTTCCAACACCTATACCAAAGTCTACTCCAGTATGTTCTGCTCCACCACTATATGTTGGATAACCTGCGGTCATACGCCATGGAAGTCCCTCTACAATTCTTCCTCTTTGCCCATTTTTTCTTAAGGTTGCTGCTTGACCTCCTATTCCATATGGTCCCATTCCCATCATATCTCTATAAGCATCTGCTTGTTGTTCATTTAATACCATTTCACCTTTATGTAATAGAGCTTTATAATTATCTTTTGGTACTCTTGCTAAACCATGTTTATGATAGTTATTCCAATCAATACTACGTACATCAACTACTCTCCAGTTTTTATCTCTTATCTGATAATCAAATGAACCATTTTGAATTTTAACTGCATAATTACAAACTTGTTGTTTTTGAGCTTCTGTTAAACTATTATATTTTTTAACTATGTCATCATGACCTTCACTTACACCAGTCCATTTTAATGTATCTGCTTTATCAAAAAGCATAAGCATTGCAAGTCTTCTATATACAGCATCCTGCTCATTCTTCATCATAGAAATAACAGCCATATTATTCTTATACTGAGCTTGTGTTTTCCATTCTTTGTTATCAGTAACTAGACCACCCATATACTGTAATGTGTTTCCAATACCAGATAGACCACCATTCTTAACATCATGCCAAGCTGTAGCTCCCCAACCAGCTTCATTTCTCTCAGCATCAGTCATTACTAAGTCTCTAGTTCCTTCTTCTGTTTTACCCTTATCTCCTAAATCTCTTGAAGCCTTAGCTATACCAGCTATTGCAGCTGCAGTTAATCCTACTATAAGTCCACCTTTTAATAAACTAGACATTCCAGTTGCCATAGCAGTAGAACTTCCTGAAGCACCACCCATTAATGCTTGTAGACCTGCTTTTAAGCCTCCACCCATTTTCCAGCCTCCTATAAAAGATGATAGACCTTTAAATACATTTACAGCATCAGAAGCTAAATATGCTATAAAAGCTGCATTTGCTAATTTAGGATATAATTTCCATCCAGTTACACCAAATACTGTACTTAACCAGTTCTCAATTTTTTCAAGCCAAGTTGCTTCTGTAGATTGTTTTACAAAATTATCTACATCACCATTAGTAGTAGAATTTACTGAATTAGCTGCATTTCCTAATAACTTCTTAAATTCAACACCATTAAATTCTTTAAGTGTTGCTATTACCATAGAATCTAATCCTGTAATTCCATTTAATTGTTGATTTGCTAAAGCATTACCAAGTCCACTACCAGACATATTATTAACACCAACTGTATTAGAATTTGCAATACCTTGTACATATTTATATATAGCATTCATTTGGTCTTGTTGAGTTTGTGCATTATATAAACTATTATATATATCTTGATATTGACCTCCAAATACAGCAGCCCACCTACTATCTCCTGGATTTAATAAAAATTCATCCATTGAATTCATTATAGCTTTAGCTGCTTTTTCACCATACATATTAGTTAAGACAGAACCC